TAAATAGTCTTTTTAATAAATAATGTGTATTTTTCAATGATTGTAGGGTGTTTTTTGGAAAAAGGGAAAGGTTGGGGTAAGATTTTTAGATTTTATAGGGTTAGTTCTCTGAAAATTTTATCTTCTTTCTCTTTTATTTTTTCTGTCAAATGAATGTATATTTTTTGTGTTATTTTTGTGTCGCTATGTCCTAAGCGTCTTGATACTGCCTCTGTGGAAATTCCTTTTTCAATTAATAAACTGGCGTGAGTGTGCCTAAACAAATGTGGGTGCAAGTGTATTTTTTTGTATTTTTTTAATTTGAGTTGAAAGTTCATTGCGTTCATATTGTTTATACCTTGAAATATTTTGTTTTGCTTAAAATCTATTATTTTGTTTCTTTCTCTTAGTTTTTTAAATGCTTGTAGAACAGTTTGATTTACTTCTATTTGTCTTTTACTGCTTTTTGTCTTTGGAGTATCTATCAATATATCTTTATACAAAGTTTTATTTATTGATAGGGTTGTTCCTTGCAAGTCTGTATAGTTTAATGCTAAAAGTTCTCCTATCCTAAGTCCTGTATTTGCTAGTATTATTATCATAAGATAGGTTAGTTCATCATTTTTGTAGAAATCTAAAACATCATCTAGTTCTGATTTTTCTAAAAATAGTTTTTGTTCTTCTTTTTTGTTTTCTTTAGGCGTTTGAATTTTTTGTAAAAAAGTTATATCTTCAATATAGTCTTTTTTATAGCACCATTTTACAAAGTCTTTTAACATTGCTATTTTGTAGTGTAAATTTCTTTCATTTTCATTAAAAATACTAAGTAAGTGTCTTGCTTTAATTTCATCAAATTTCCAGTTTTGTGCTTTTTTTTGAATATCTTTAATTATTGAGTTGTAAGTTATCATTGTAGATTTTTTTAATTTTTTTTCTTTATATTTTTTATATTCTTGTAAGCAATCTAAAAAGCGGTATTCAATTGTAAATATTTCAAGTTTTTTAGCTATTTTTTCTTGCAGGATATTAAAAGCTTTAGCTTGATATTGTTTTGTATTTTTATCTAATGTAACGGTAACTTTTTTGTTTTTTCCGTCAATATCTTTATAAAATTCTATAAATTTATACTTATTATTTTTTGTTTTTTCTGTGTACATAATTTTTACTCCTTATTAATAAAATTGTAAAAATCACGTCTTTTGGGTTGTTATGTTACTTTTTTTTGTTTTTATAAAATAAAAAGCCTCTAAAGATAAATCTAGAGGCATTTTTTTATTTGTGTCGCACACGACACGTTCATTAAGATTACTATAATTATACCACTTTTTTATCTTTTGTCAACACTTTTTTTATTTTATTTTTTTACACTCTCAACACTAAAATTAGGGTTGAATCGTATTTTGTAACCATTGATTATAGAGTGTTGTTATGTTAAATATCGTAAATTACTTTTTTTATTATACCTATAATGAAAAGGGGATTTTCTTTTAAGTTTTCAAAAGAGTATATATTATCTTTGTGTATAGGGTTTGTGCTATGAGGTCTCATAATTAGTCCATTTTCATCTCTTATAAATTCTTTTATACTTAGAGAATTTTCATAATTATATAAAACTATATCATGATTTTGTATATTGTCGTATGGTTCTACTCTTTGTATAATAACAAAGGAACCATCAGGGATAATTTCATCCATGCTATCTCCAGTTGCTTTTGCTAACATTAATTTATTTTTATTTTTTATACCTTTTAATAGGTTATCTGACATTATAACGGTATTATGTTCTTCATATTCAAGCATATCCACATCGGGACTAGAACAATATAAAGGTTGGTCAATATAATCTATTTTTGTATAAGGTATATGATTTTCTTTTGCAACTTCTTCTAGTTCTTCTTTAGTTAGATGATTAAAATCTATTGGAGGTTGTGAAAACTCTGTTTTCAGTCCCATTAGATATTCTGGGGTAGTATTTAAAGCTTTAGCAAAAATTTTTATTTGACTTTGACTTATATCTCTATTTCCATTTTCTATTCTTGAAATAGCTGACTTTGTTTTATATCCAGTTTTAATTGCAAGTTCTTCTTGGGACATATTAAGTTCTTTTCTTCTATTTTTAATTCTATCAAAAATATTCATTAGATACTCCTTTCTGTTAATTATATTATATATATGTTATTTCTTTTTGTCAACTTTTTTTGAAAAAAATTTAAAAAAAAATAAAAAAAAGTTTAAAAAATAGTTGACAAATTAAAAACATTGATGTATAATATAATCAAGAAAAAGAAATACGCGTATTTAACAAGAAAGGAGGACAAATGCAAGTAACAAATAATAAATTAGAAGATGCAATAAATAAAAGTGGCTTTAAATTGGGTTATATAGCTAAAACACTTAATATATCAAGAGGTGCATTGTATAATAAAATAAGAAATAAAACGGATTTTTATAGTAGAGAAATTATAATCTTACAAAAAATTTTGAAATTGACAGATAAAGAAGTAAGTGAAATTTTTTTTAAAGTAAAAGTTGACAAAAAAGAAACGTAAAAATCACGGAGGTTGTTATGGAAAGAAAAGAGATTAAAGAAAAGACGCTCCGTATTCCTCTTGGGGTGTATGAAAAGTTAGAGGAAATTGCAAAGCGTCGTGGTTATAGTGTTAATGAATTGATTTTATTTATGATTGATTATTCTTTAGGGCATTTTGATTTTGAAGATATTGACGGAGAATAAATTCAATTTGTTTATTAAGGGAACGTCCTTGTTCTTTAGCTATTATTCTTAGTTGGTCAATGATTTCTTTGTCGATTTTTAAAGGGTATTGATAAATTTTTTCCATTGTTTTCCTCCTTTGATATCTTTATTGTATCAGATATAAAAAATATTGTAAATATATATAAAAGATATCTAAAGGATATTGACAAGTAAAAATTTTTGTGATAGGATATATATACAATATATAAAAGATATCTAAAATATATAGTAAATTCAACGGAGGTAGAATATGAAAGAAACTTATTTATTAAGATTAACAGAGGAACTTAAAGAAAAGCTAAGAGAAGTTGCTGAAAATAAGGGTGTATCAATCAATGCTTTAATAGTAGAGATTTTATGGCAAAGTATAAAGAAGTAAAAATCACGGGGGTTGTTATGGAAAAGAAAGGAAAAAGAGATGGAAGATAAAATTTTAAAAGAATTAAAAGAGGTAAAAGAAATGCTCCGTATTGTTGCGAGCAATATGGAGCAAAAAGAAAACGAGATTTCTTTAGTAGTATCTAATATTGAAAGTAAAAGCAAGGTAGCTATTACTAAAGACAATATTAGAATTAAATCAGATAAGATAATATTAGATTTAGAATGTTTTAATCTATTATCCCCTGAGGTTAGATTTAAAAAAGTTATTGATTTAATAGAAAATATTAGAGAAATTACAAAAAGCGAATGGGAGATAATAAAAATAGTAATAGATGATAGGTTTAAAAAGAATTTTTAATATATTCAGCTATAAGAATTTTAGATATTTGATAAACAGAATTCAAGCTAAAAACACCAGCACTGTTTAATTTAGCTTTGACTTTATCCCAAACAGGTTGTGGACGAATGGAATCTAAAAAATTATGTCCTTGAAGTGTTATGTCGTATATTACACAAGCATAAAAAGTTATGTTATCAGCACTTACGATATGAATATTTAAAAAATCAGCTTCATCTAATTTTAATAAGGAATATTCAATATCCTCTTGACTATAGTTTTTTAAATCGTTTAGTAGTTGTTTATGTGATAAACGTTCATCTAGTTTTAAATTGTTTTCAAGATATAAAAGTATATCTCGAATACAATCGTGGTTTAATTTCATAGTAACACCCCCTTTCTAACTAGATTATAACACAAAGGGGGGGAGAAACAAAAAGAAAGGAAAAAGAAATGGAAGATAAAATTTTAAAAGAATTAAGAGAAATAAAAGAATTGCTCCATGATATTAAAGAAAACATGGAGCAAAAAGAAATTAAAAAAGATATAAATTATTTTTTAGATGAGTTTTCTAAATCATCTAAAAGTTTTAATTTGCTTAATACGGATTCTAATGAATTATAAATTAATTTTGCAGTAAAATCTCGATTTAATTTATTCATTACAAAAATAAATTTATCGGTTGAAATTTTACCATTTGAATCAGCATATTGAGAAACTATTTCGAAAAGTTCGTCGTCTTTTACTGTTGATTTAGAGATATTTTCTCGAATGCATTCTTTTAATTGTATTTTAGTAATTTTCATTAATAACACCTCCTTTCTGGTGTTATTATACCATAAAAATTTTAGTATAAGGAGGTAATGAGTTATGAGAGAGCCAGTAGAAAAAATAGGAGCTAATGAATATTTAGAAAAAAATGCTTATTGGAAGCCTTGTGATATTGATATGGATAGGGTTTTAGTAGCAATAGCGACAGTTCCCGCACATTTGAGAAAAGCAGAATGGGAACTTGTAAAAATTGCTATTGATGATAAATTTAAAAATCTTAAATAATTAACTTAATTTAGTTAGTTACGTAAAAATCACGGAGGTTGTTATGGTTGTTGATGAAAGAGAAAGGGTTAGAAGTACAAAACTTAAGGCTATTTTGGCAGGAGATGGTGGTGATAAGTTGTTGTCTTTAGCTGAAAAGGGTGAGATTGTTATAAATAGTAGGGTTTTGGCAGAGGTGCTTGGGATAAGTAGGAATAAATGTAATGGTCTTATTGATGAATTTTTAGAGGTTGTTCAAAGTGATAAAAAGATTTATCCACAGTATAGTGTGATTAAACCCAGTCAGAAAATTAGAATTGTTTGGTTTTTGCCGTTTATTCATTTTTACACTTTTAAAAATTGGTTTGGGACTATTCAAGAGAAGTTTATACCTAAATATAGTGTTGAATTTTTTAAAGATTTATTTTAATAACGATTTAACGCAAAGGGTTAGAGAGTTATGGAAAAGCAAGGGAAGTAAGGGAAGTAAGGGAAGTAAGGGAGATGGGATAAGGTATTTAGATAATGTTTTAATGCAAAAGGTTAGAGAGTTAAGGGAAGTGAAAAAAGTAAGTAGAGTAAAAAAAAAGTGATGTTAGTTAAGTGTTAAGAAAAGTTGAGTAAAGCTTAAGTAAAGTTGAGTAAAGCTTAAGTAAGTTAATGCAAAAAAATGGTTGGTATAGAATAGGATAAAAATATTCTATAGAAAATGTTATTAGATAATGTTTTAACGCAAAAGGCAAAAAATCAGAGATGATGTTGGAAGATATGAGAGTATTTAGATAATGTTTTAACGCAAAGGGTTAGAATGTAAAGGAAAGGAGAAACTATGCAAGAATTAAAAATTTTTGAAAATTCAGACTTTGGTAAAGTTAGAACATTAGAACATAATAACGATGTTTACTTTGTAGCTAGTGATATTTGTAAATGTTTAGATATAAAAAATGCAACTCAAGCAGTACAAAGATTAGATAAAGATGAGGTGACTAAGTTCAACTTAGGGCGTCAAGGAGAAACAAATGTTGTAAACGAGTAACGAAATGTTACGTGTCAAAGGAGGGAATAATGAACGAAATTAAAATTTTTGAAAATGAACAGTTTGGCAAAGTTAGAACTTTAGAAATTGAAAACGAGCCTTACTTTGTAGGAAAAGATGTAGCAGAAATATTAGGTTACACAAATACAAGAAAAGCACTTATAGACCACGTTGATGAAGAAGATAAAAGAGATGGGGTAACGATTCGTGACTCCATCGGAAGAGAGCAAACTCCAACATGTATTAACGAATCTGGTCTATATAACCTAATTCTATCTAGCAAACTTCCGCAAGCAAGAGCGTTTAAGCGTTGGGTAACGCATGAAGTTTTACCTACAATTAGAAAACATGGTGCGTATATGACAGATGAAGTTTTAAAAGAAGCTTTAACAAGTCCAGACTTTTTAATTAAATTAGCTACAGAGTTAAAAGAAGAAAGAGAAAAGAGAATAGCTTTAGAAATTGACAATAACATCAAAGCTCAACAAATAGGTGAATTAAAACCAAAGGCAGACTATGTAGATAAGATTTTAAAGAGTAAATCTTTAATGAATGTATCACAAATAGCTAAAGACTACGGAATGAGTGCTACAAAATTCAACAAGATATTACATGAATTAAAAGTACAATACAAACAAGCTAATCAATGGTTACTGTATAGTAAATATCACGACAAAGGATATACTCACTCAGAAACTTTTAACTTTACAAACAAAAACGGAATAAACGAAACTAATTTAACTACAAAATGGACTAATAAAGGACGTTTATTCTTATACAATTTATTAAAAGACAGTGGATATTTGCCATTAATAGAAATGGAGTAAATGAGTAGCTTATGAAAGAGTTAGATACTGAAAAAATAATAAAGACTTTATATGAATTATATGCCGAGCAAAATGACTTACAAATTCAGATAAAGTCTATAAAAGAGATTCACTTAAATTATATTAAAATTTAAGGAGATTGTCAATTAAACGACTTTAAAAGAAATATTAAAAACGATAGAAAAGGAGATTTAAAATGGCTAATTTATATGAAATAACAGAAAGATACAATAATTTATTAGAATTGTTAGATAACGAAGAAATCACAGAAGATGTTTTAAGTAGTGCATTAAACGATGTGCAAGATGAGTTTAACGAAAAGGCTTTAAACATAGTTAAATTTATAAAAAATCTTGAAAGTGATGTAAATGGACTAGACGCAGAAGAAAAGCGTTTAAAAGCTAAAAAAATGGCATACAAAAACAAGATTGACGGACTAAAGAAGTATTTAGAAAACGGCTTAATTGCATCAGGCTTTAAGAAACTAAATTTAGGAGTTTTTAATATAAGCATAGCGAAAAATCCTGCAAGTGTAAATATACTTGATGAAAAGCTTATAGATAAGAAATATTTGATAGAACAAGAACCTAAAATTGACAAAAAAGCTATATTAAATGACTTAAAAAATAATATTGATGTAAAAGGTTGTGAAATACATCAGGGAGAAAGTTTGAGGATAAAATAGTATGGAAGGAAAAATATATCAAAATATAATCAAAGCTATGAACGAGGTTAATTCCATAAGCAAAGATAACTACAACAAAATTCAAAATTTTAAGTTTAGGGGGATTGATGATGTAATGAATACAATGCACCCCATTTTATCAAAAAATAATATCTTTGTCGCTCCTGAAGTGGAGAGCTTTGAAAGAGAAGAAAGAACATCAAAAAATGGTGGCTTGATAATCTATACAGTAGCAACTATTAAACTTACTTTTTATGCAGAAGACGGCTCGAATATAATTGTTAAAGTCGTTGGAGAAGCTATGGATAGTGGTGATAAAGGAATGAATAAAGCAATGTCAATAGCTTATAAATACGCTTTATTTCAAGTCTTTTGTATACCAACGGAAGATGACCCCGACAAAGACAGTTATACTTTAACTCCAAAACAACAAACAAATAAAAATACAAAAACATCACAACTTGCTAAACAAACTGCTAAACAACAAACACCAAGGCAAAATTTAATCACTAAAGAGCAAAAAGAAACGTTGATTAATTTGATTGAAAGTGCAGGACTTATCTTGACAAACGAGTTACCAAAAATAAATAGCTTAACAGTTGATAGATATGATAAGGCACTAGATTATTATACAAATTTAGTTTTTGATAAAAATACAAAATAAAAGATAGGAGAATAAAAATTATGAATAATGTAGTACTAACAGGAAGAATAACAAAAGATTTAGAACTAAAATACACACAAAACGGTAAAGCTTATTGCAGATTTACATTAGCAGTAGATAGAGGATTATCAAAAGAAAAGAAACAAGAAGCAGAGGCGAACGGTCAACCAACAGCGGACTTTATAAATTGTGTAGCTTGGGGGGTGACAGCAGAAACACTAAACAAATATACGGCAAAAGGCAAAAAAATTCTTGTAAATGGTAGCATTGAAACTGGAAGTTACACAGTACAAGACGGCTCAAAAAGATATACAACAGATGTTTTAGTTAAGCGAATAGAAATACTTGAATTTGCAGATAACAACAATACAAATAGTCAAGATACACGACCTTTTGGACAGTTTGATGAACTACCTTATCAAGAAGCAAGTAACGAAGATTTACCATTTTAATTAAGTTTATAAAACAAAGTAAAATCAATAAAAAATATAAAAGTAACTGCCGACGGAATAACCTTTTTACTTTGTTTTTTTAGATAGGAGTATAAAATGCAACAAGGGTGGATTAAAATTCACAGAAAAATACTTGATAATTTTTTATGGGAAGATAAGCCGTTCTCAAAAGGACAAGCGTGGATAGACCTAATTTTATTAGCTAATCACGAAAACAAAAAAATAATATTTGACGGAAATGCTATCGAAGTGAAAAGAGGTGAAAAAATAACATCAATTAGGTTTTTGAGTGAACGCTGGGGTTGGAGTACAACGAAAACAAAAAAGTTTTTAAACGTGTTACAAAGTGAAAAAATGTTGACCTATAAAAGTAACAGTAAAAATACAGTCTATAGCATTGTAAATTACAACGATTATCAAGAAAAACAAGAATATAAAAATAACACAGAAGTAACACAGAAAAAACACAGAAGTAACACAGAAGTAACACAGAAAAATACAAACAAGAATGATAAGAATGATAAGAATGATAAGAATATATTTAATAATTTATCTAACGATAAATTATTTGTTCCACTTATCCAAAAGTGGAACGAGTTACCCGAAACTGTTTCTAAAATATCTACACTGAAAAAAGATACTCAAAGATACAAGATGTTAAGTCAACGAGTAAGTGAGTATGGAGAGAACAAAGTTTTAGAAGCAATAGAAAAAATAAAGCAAAGTTCATTTTTGCAAGGTAGCAACAATAAAGGCTGGACTATAACTTTCGAATGGTTTGTAAGACCGAACAATTTTGTAAAGGTTCTGGAGGGAAACTATGCAGATAAGAAAATACAAAAAAGCAATCTTATAAAAGGCAGATATATAGAGCAAAAAGATATTTTAACAGAGCAAGAAAAAGCTGAGCGATTAAAAAATGAGCGTAGCGGTACATTAGAACTTTTAGAAAAATATCAAAACTTAAAAAAATAGCTTAAATTTTGATTAGAATATGAAAGGCATATAATTATACCAAATTTATATTCAAATTAAAAATAAGGGCAAAATTTTACGATTAGAGGGGGGTTCTATGTGTAGATATAACATAGAAATAAATACAAGACCAATTCCAAAGCAAAGACCACGTTTAAGTAAATTTACAGTTTACACACCTAAAAAAACTATAGATTATGAAAAAATAATAGCTTATGAGTGGAAAAAGAAATATAAAGATTTAGTTTTAAAAAATGCTGTGAAGTTAGATTTATTATTTTGTTTTAAAAAAGCGAAAAGTTGTAAAAAAGATTTTCACACTCAAAGACCAGATATTGACAATTTAGAAAAAGCAATACTAGATGGGCTTAACAAAGTCGCTTTTATAGACGATTGTCAAGTCGTTGAAATGAAATCACAAAAGATATTTTCTGATATCGATAAAATTGTGGTTGTAGTTACAGATTTAAAAAAAGAGACGGATTAATGGCAGTATATGAGAATAGGGAGGAAAGTTTATGGAAAAAAAGTACGAAATTTTAAAAGATACTAAAATAAAGTTTTTAGGAAGAGAAGTTTATAGAATAAGGGCGTTAAAGGATTTTTCAGATGTTAAGAAAGGCGATATCGGTGGATATGTTGAAAGTGAAAAGAATTTAAGTCAAGAGGGAGACTGTTGGATTTATGGTAAGGCTGTAGCTTGTGATAATTCTGAAGTTTGTGATAATGCTGTAGTTTATGGTAATTCTATAGCTCGTGATAATTCTAAAATTTGTGATTATGCTATAGTTAAAAATCATGCTATAGTTTGTGATTATGCTATAGTTAAGGATTATGCTGTAGTTGGTCATGCTATAGTTTGTGGTTATGGTGTAGTTGGTGGTGATAGTAAAGTTTGTGATAAATTAACAAATTAAGTTAGGGAGGAAAGTTTATGAGAATTTTAACTTATGATGATTTTCAAAAAGGGTTATTGTACGAAGATTATGCAGATTATGTGGACTATGACAGAGGTGTTGTAGTTAAAAATGAAAAAATTGTTGAAAAAAATAACAATTATGATGATAGTAAAGATTTAAAGGCTGAAAATAAAGAGCTTAAAAAAGTTTGTTTTGCTTTAACTGTTTTTAGTTTGTTTTTGGTTTTTTGCTTTTTTGTAACAAGGTGATTTATGGAAAAGTTAAAAAAAGATGTTTTAAATCTTTTAAAGGAAAATGGCAGTATTACAAACGAAGAAATGGCAAAGATTTTAAATGCTGACGCAAAGAAAATCGCTTATATTATTCATTTTTTTATAGAAAAGGGCTGTATTAACTGTTATAAGGTCGATAAAAAAAGGCGTATAGATGTTTTAAAAGATGATTTTACTTTGTATGAAAGGACTAAAAAAAATAAAGATAGAGATAATAATTATTTTAATATTAGTAATTGCTTTAATTTGTTCAGAGATTTTTTCTTGGAAAATTTAGAAAAAAACGACTCTTTCCACGCAGAAGAAATTTATATCTTAGCTAATGATATGTTGGAGTGTATGCTTGAAAATGGACTTAAAGTAAAGGCTTTTCAAAAAAAGTTAGATAATATGAAAAAAAAGCTTGAAGATTTAAAGGCTTGTGAGATTGATAGGAAAATAAAACTTCTCTATGAAGATGATAAAAAAGAGCTTTTTAAAGAGTATAGCAGACAAATTGCCGATTTAGTGGATAAATACAGTGTTATCAGCAAAGATTTAAAATGGATTTTAAAAGATTTATCTTCTAGACAGAAAAAAATTGTATCTATGTATTATGGTTTTTTTGGTAATTCTCCTAAAACTATAAGAGAAATTGCAAATAGATATCATACGACTGAAAACAGTATTAGAGAAGTTTTAAAATATGTTTTTGTAAAACTAAAGAAAGGAAAAGAGAATGGATAAAAGAAAAGATATTGAATAGAGAGAACAACACGCAAAAAGTGCGTGTTGATGGAGTAAAGCAACCAGTTGCATTTTACAACCTTGATACGATTATTTCAATTGGGCAAGGCGTATGATTTTAACATTTTAGTTGATGAAAATAATGGATTTTAGGAGGTTTAAATGAAGAATTTAAAATTTAGAGCTTGGGACAAAAGAAGAAAAGATTTTAGAAATGATATATTTGTAGACACAAATGAAAATTTGTATCAGTTTTCAAAAAATACAGGATATGGGCAAGCTATCACTTATTTGGATAATAAGCATATTGTTTTAATGCAATCAACAGGACTGTTTGACAAATACGGAAAAGAAATTTTTGAGGGAGATATTTTGACAGATGAGGGAAGTTTTGAGAATGACTATTGGGACTATGCAACAATAGAGTTTGATGAAATAGATTATACTTATTATCTACATTGGAAAAATGAAGAAATGTGCGAAAATATAACAGAGTGCAAAAAATATGTTGTTGCAGGCAACATTTACGAAAATAAGGAGTTGTTAGAGAATGATTTTGAAAAAGTATAAAACAAAGGATTTAATTAATGAACTTGTAAAACGGGGTGCATATCTTGACTTTAATGTGGAAGTGTCGCATGGAAAAATTAACGAAATCTTACGAAATTATAAAAACATTTTGATTTTAAATGAGGAAGATTATGAGAAAAGACGTTAATTTAAAGATTTTAGAAAGGTATGGCTTTAAGCTTTATAAAAGACCGAAAGAAAATGTATATCTTTTTAAAAAAAGGGACGCTTATATAACAATTGATATGGAATATAAGATATTTGAACCTAAAAATATACAGTTTTTAAATTTTCACTGTATACGGGCGATTTATAATTTTATGCTAAATGAGTGCATTAAAGTAGGTAAGATTTAATGAAAAGGTATAAAGAGTTAGAAAAAGTTGGAATTTTTTTATATAAAATACCTTATGAAAATGTGTATCTTTTTAAAAAGGGTGATAGCTTGATTTTTGTAAATTTAGATTTAAAACTTATTGAATTCAGAGGAGATATTTCTTTGAATTTTAAAGCTTATAAGCTACTACTGGATTTTGTTTTTGATAAATTTATTTAGGAGGTTTAAGTTATGGATTATAACAATTTTTCAAAAGCAAAAGAAATTGATGTTGAAATTAATAAAGTGATATAATTATACTAAATTCATATTTAAATTAAAAATAAGGGCAAAATTTTACGATAGAAAGGGGATTAGATATGAAGTATAAATGCGATTATGAATTAGTTAAGGGTTACAAGGCTGATAGTGGGTTTGATGTTAGGTGTAGTTATGATTTTACGTTAAAGCCGTTTGAGGTTAAAAATGTTAATACAAGTCTTTTTTTAAAACTTTATAGAAACATGGAAGCACAAGTTAGACCGAAGTCAAGTGTTAGCAGTATGGGAGTTTTAGTACATTTCGGCACTGTGGATAGTGGCTATAGAGGAGAAGTGCTTGTTACTATGCAAAATTTAAATAATAAAGACGTTACTTTTTCAAAGGGGCAAAAAATCGCACAGATTGTCTTTTCTAAGAAAAGCTATGTAAATTTACATAGACTTGAAGAGATTGAAGATGATACTGAAAGAGGTAAGGGCGGTTTTGGTTCAACTGGTAAATTTTAGGAGAAAATGAATGAAGAATGCTTTTTTAAAAGATTTTGAAGAAAATTTATATAATTTTTACAATATTGAAAATTCTATTGTAAACATTGAAGGGGAGCTTGAAAGCTTAAAAACGATTATCGAACCTCATGGATTTAACACTAATAGTTTTAACAATGGTGGTAGTGATTTTAACAGTGCTGAAATAAAAACACTTAACTACATTTCAAAGGGAATTGTTTTATCTAGCAAACTTAAATATAATAAGTTTTTGTATAGTATGATTGTTAAAGCTTTTGAAATTTTAGAAAAAAATGAACAGATTGTTATTGATGAGTTTTATTTTAAAAATAACAATATCACTAAGATTTGTAACACTATCCACTATGAGGAAAGACAAGTTTACAGAATTAAGAATAAAGCACTATACAAGATGATATGCTTTTGCTATGGTAAAGTATTTTGTTAAGAAAAACTTGAAATGTCAAAAACATGTCAGTTTTTTTAAGAAATTATGTGTTATAATGTTATTGTGAAAAAAATAAAGGCGATACTTTTTAGTAATTGCCTTTTTTTATTGGAGGTATTATGGCAAGAGGAGAAAGCTATGAGGAATTTGTAGAAAAATTTAAGATTAAAAAGACAACTGATGATTGTTATACTCCTAAAAATGTATATGAAATTGTATTAGATTGGGTTAAAAAAGAATATAAAATTTCTGATGATGTAGAAATTGTAAGACCGTTTTATCCAGGAGGGGATTATAAAAATTTTAATTATCCTAAAAACTGTGTTGTAATTGACAACCCACCTTTTAGTATTTCTTTTGAAATAAAAAAATTTTTTTGTGATAGAAAGATTAATTTTTTTCTTTTTCAACCTCATTTAACTTTATTTACTTCTGAAACAGAGAGCATGAAAGATATTTGCTATATTGTTGCAGGTGTGAAATTAATTTATGAAAATGGTGCTAATGTTAAGACTTCTTTTTGTACTAATTTAGATAAGAAATATAAAATAAGACTTGTGCCATATTTTAAAAGTGCTATAGAAACAAAAACTAATAAACGTACAGTGTATGAATATCCTAAAAACGTAATTACAAGTGCTTTATTAACTAAGTATATAAATAAAGGTGTTTGTATGGACTTTAAAAAAGATGAGTGTTTTAAAATAGCTAATTTAGATTTTTTAAAAGAGAAAAGACTAAAGCTTTTTGGCAGTGGTTTTTTAATCTCTTCAAAAAAAGCAGATGAATTAAATAAAAAAAATGTAAGTAAAGATGTAGATTATGTAGTTGAGTTATCAGATAAAGAAAGGGAGATTATAAAAAGGTTATGAGATTTTTTAATTTTAAAAAGAAAAAGAAAAATGATTATAAAAAATTTTTTAATGAGGAACTTGATTTAAATAAATTTTTTAGAGATATTGAAGATAATACAAATGAAATGGGAGAAAGTACTTATTTTATTTGTTTAAAAGTTTTATCAGAGGCTTTAGGTAAGTTACCTTTAAAGGCGTATAAAAGGACTAAAAAAGGCGGTAAAGTTGAGGTTTTAGATAAGAATTTATATGTTTTATCTAAAAGACCAAATAGCTTTACGACTGCTAGCTCTTTTTGGGCAAATGTGGAAATGAGGCGTAACCATTATGGTAATGCGTATGTGTATCTTGACTTTAAAAGAGGCAAGGACGGCTATGCTTTAAATGGTATGTATATTTTAGAAAATGAAAATGTAAAAATTGTTATCGACAATGCTAGAAAATTTACTGATATAAAAAATAAGATTTTTTACAGATATAAAGATATGCTATTGAATTCTGATGATATTTTGCATTTTAAAACGTCTTTAAGTAATGACGGAGTAACAGGACTTTCAGTTAGAGAGCAACTTGCAAATATGCTTTCTACTTCAAGAGAAGCTGAAAATTATCTAAACGGACTTTACAAGGGTGGTTTAACTTCTAAAGGGGCATTAGAATATACTGCAGATTTAAAGGAAGATGCTATTCAAAAAGCTTTAGATGGACTTAAAAAATATGGTGTTGGTAAAAGTAGAGGTGCTTTTTTACCTATACCACCAGGATTTAATTTAAAGCCGTTAAATTTAACTTTACAAGATAGTCAATTTTTGGAAAATAAAAAATTTACAAGTATGCAAATTGCTGGGGCTTTTGGAGTTAAGCCGTATTTACTTAATGATTATCAAAATTCTAACCTTGGCAGTTGTGAACTTCAATCGTTAAGTTTTTATGTGGATACTTTGTTATTTATATTAAAGCATTATGAAGAAGAAATTGACTATAAAATCATTAATAGAATGATTGACAAAGAAACATTTTATCAATTTAACCCGAATGCTATTTTAAGAGTTAGTGCTAAGGAACAAATGGAAATTTTAACACAAGGTGTTAATAACGGAGTTTATAAGCCTAATGAAGCAAGAAACTTTTTAAATATGGATAGTACAGAGGGCGGAGATGTTTTAATGTGTAACGGTAATTATATACCTATTACAGAAATAGGAAATCAATATAATGAAAATTTATAGAAAGGAGGTTAGATGTGATGAAAAAGAAATTTATCGTAAAAAACATATCTAAAATTAATGAAAATGCTATTGCTTTATATGGGGAGGTTGGAGAAGAAAATTCTTTAGATGAGTTAAAAGAAATTTTAAATCTATTTGATAAAGAAGCGTCTTTAACTCTTTATATAAATTCTTTTGGCGGGGAAGTATCAAATGGTATTAGTATGTATAATACTCTTAAAGAATTTAAAGATTTAACTGTTATTGTACAGGGTTTTTGCTGTTCTATTGCTACTGTTATTGCTATGGCAAGTAAAAAAATTGTTATGCAAAAAGGGTCACTTTTCATGATACATAAGCCATTGATTTTGACTTATGGTAATAGTAATGATTTAGAAAAAGATATTGAAGTTTTAGATAAGATTGAAGAAAGCATTTTAAATATTTATGATGAAAAAGCTTTAATTAGTCGTAGTGAATTGAAAAGTCTTATGGAAAAAGAAACATTTTTGTTACCAGAAGAAGCAAAGGAAATATTTAGTAACATTGTTTTAGAAGAAGATGAAGACAAGAAGAAAAAGAAAAAGAAGTCTGAAGATGAAGATGATGATGAAGATGAAGATGATGAAGATGAAGAAGAAAATGAAGATGAAGAAGATACAGATGATAAGAAAAAAATAAAGAAGAAGAAAAAGAAAAAATCTAAAGATGTAAAGAAAAAGTCTGATAATGAAGATGAAGACAACGAAGATGATGAAGAAGATAAAGACAAAAAGAAGAAAAAGAAAAAGAAGTCTGATGATGAAGAAGATGAAGAAGACGAAGACGAAGACGAAGACGAAGACGAAGACGATGATGATGATGAAAAGAAAAAGAAGAAAAAAATAGAAAAAATGCTTTTAGAAATTGATTTAATTTAGGAGGTAAAAAAATGAAATTAAGAGATTTACAAGAATTAATTTTAAGCAAAAAGAAAGAAGCTAAGGCACTTTTATTAAAAAATGATATAAAGGGTTGTAAGGCTTTAAAAAAAGAAATTGAAAATTTAACAGAAAAGATGAATAATTTACAGTCTGTTGAAGATGAAGAAAGGGGAAGATTTATGGCAGAAAAGAAACAAACAAACAAAGTTTATGATACTTTTTTTGAAAACTTAAAAAATTCATATAGAGGTATCTTTACTAATGCAATGAAAGAGTCTGTTGATAGCGACGGAGGGTTTATTGTTCCACGTGATATATCAACAAAAATTGAAACTTTACTTAGAGAAAAATATTCTTTAAAAGAACTTGTAAGTAGTGAAAATGTTAAAACTTTTGAAGGGGCAAGAACTTTTGAGGTAAATTCTAAACATGTTCCATTTGATAAAGTTGAAGAAGAAGCAGTCTTTGGCGATGTTGCTATACCAAAATTTACAAGAGTTAATTATAAATTATCTAAATTTGGTGGAATTTTAAAAACTAGTAAAGAACTTTTAGAAGACAGTAGCGAAAATGTAATGTCTTATTTAATGAACTGGCTTACAGATAAAATGGTAGCAACTTATAACGGATTAATTTTGGCAGAAGCTGATAGAGTTTTAACTGGTACTACTGGTATAAAAAGTTATGATGATATTAAAACTATTTTAAATACAAAAATAGACCCTGCATTAAAAAATGATTGTGTTATATTGACTAATCAAACTGGATATAACTGGTTAGATACTTTAAAAGACAAAAACGACAATTATATCTTAAAACCTCTTATCACAGACCCTAGTGTACAAAGTGTTGAAGGTAAATTTAGAATTGTGGTATTAAGTGATGATACTTTAGCAGTAAAGGCTAAAAAAGTACCATTTTACATTGGTAATTTTAAAGAATTTATAAGAGTTTTTGAAAGAGGAGTTTACTCTATGGAAGCTTCAGAAGTTGCTGGAGAACTTTGGAATAAAGACCTTGTAGGTATCAAAACTAGATTTAGATGTGATGTAAAGGTTGTTGATGATAAAGCAGTTGTAAAAGGCGAACTAACACAAGCTTAGGGTAAAGTCTTATGGATTTAACTGATAAAGATAAAGAAAAACTTGAATTTTTACAAGGACTAAATGAGAATGAGTTTATAAGAGAAATGGTAATAAAATGTAAGCAGTATTTAAATATCGACTTTGATGAAGATAATGAACTTATTATGAATTTAATAGTTATGAGTGTTGAATATTTGTTAAATGCAGGTGTTAAATTTCAACAATATAGCGTTCTTTATAAACAACTTATTTGTCTTTTAGTTTTTAATTTTTATGAAAAAAGAGATAATGAAAAAATGAATATTTTTATCTCTAACATGATAAATCAGTTGAGGTACAGTCAAGATGTTTAAAATACCTATTTCAAGTTTAAAAGATGTAATAAGTTTTATTAAGCCAAATCTATATCCTGAAAAAAATGAGGACGGTCTTCCGCAAAAAGAAGACCAATGTATATTAGAGACACGTTGTTTTGTTAAATATCTTTATGGTAGTGAAGCGTATACTACTACTGAAACAAAGGTAAAACAAAGAGTCGATTTTTATATAAGAAATAGAAGATTTTTAAGAGATGAACTAAATAATAGTTGCAAGATTGAATTTAATGGAAGAATTTTTGATATAATCTATATTAATTTTCTAGATGAGTTTATAGAAATTAGAGGAGAGTTAAATTATGAAATTACAAATTAATGGACTTAATGATTTAATTTCTGATTTACAAAAAAAAACTAATAAAGGAATTTTACCTAAAATGGATAGTCTTAAAAAAAGTGCTGATGATTTAGCTGAAAAAATTAAGGGGGTTGCTCCTGTTTGTGATGAACATACAAAACATGGTAGGGAGTTAATAAAAGCGCATATTAAGATTGATAATAAGTCTTTAAAGGTTATTGATGTAGGTTTAAAAGATTTAGGGGATTTTGAAGATTATAAAGGTTTGTGGTTTAATCAATATGGTTTTCATCCTCGTAGAAGTGCAACATATGTAGAGAAGCATAAAATGTGGTTTGATAAGGCTTGTTTGTTATATCAAGATGATGTTTATAAACAGATTTATAATATTGTTTTAAAGGATTTAGATTTATGATATTTGAAGATATAAAAAATGATTTTGATTTATTTGAAAAAGAAACAGATATCCCTACAACTTATCTTGTTAAAAATACAAATTATAGTATAACAGGCTGTTATACTTATATAACAGAAGAAGTAGAAGAAAACGACGATGTAGTCGATTGTGTTAGAGTTAATTTTTTATTAAATGTATATGTTAGCTCTAAATTATTAAATAGTTATGATGAAATTTATAAAGCTTTAGAAAAGCTTAAGTTTTATAATATAAAGTTTATTGGTACAGTTAGAGAAAATATTGAACCTTTATGTTATAATATGGCTTTTTCTTTTTATAAGCTTTATTACAAAGATTAAGGAGGTAAATAAATGAAAGGTTTAAAAAGCTCTATTAGACGTCCTTATGGGGTAAAAAACGTCCATATAGCATTATTAAAAGAAGAAAATGGAGATGCAACTGTATATGATACTCCAGTTGCTGTTAAGGGGTGTGAAAATTTCCAACACGTTCCTCAATATGCAGAAAGCTCTGGATATTCTGATAATTTACAAGATACTAGCTTAAAACTTATTAAAAGTTTTGAACTTAGTGCAACTTTTGGAGAATATTCAACTAATATAGCAAGTCTTATTGCAGGACACGATATCACTTTAGGAGGTAAAATTGTTAAGTCCGATGATATGCAAAATGAATTTGCTTTAATGTATGAAGTATCAAATAGTGATGGTACAACAACTTATAAAGTTTTTTATAAAACAAAACTTTCAAGCGATGGTGAAACAAATAATACAAAGGGTGAAAATCTTGAATTTTCTAAATTCCCTCTAAAGGGTAAATCTTTACCTTTATCAAATGGTGTTATTTATAGAGAGTTTAATTCATCAGAAGATTTAGCTGATGGTGTTATTGATGAATTTTATAAGTCTGTTTTAGCTCCTAACAAGAAGATTTTAAAAGGTTAAAATAAGGGGAATTTTTCCCCTTATTTTTATATTTATATATTTTGTGGAGGTTTTATATGAGTGATGTTTCAGATATTAAAATAAGCGTTATTTTTAAGAAAAATGCTTATGTTTTAAATTTAAATATGAGAAGTTTTTTAAAGTATGAAGAAATTACAGGACACGGGCTTAGTTTAGATATTTTTAATTTTTATAATGGCAAGATAAAGGAAACTATTGACTTTTTAAAATGTACTTTACGTTATGACAATAGGTTTTATGCTGATAGTGATGAAGAAATGATTTTAAGTAGTAAAGATTTTGAAAAGATTTGTAAAACTGATAGAGATAAGATGCAAATAGTTTTAGCTTTAACTGGGTTTATCCGTTCTATTATTTTGAAAAATTTCTTTGAAGATGAAGAAGATAGTGAAGATAATGAAGATGTAAAAAAAAAGTAGATAATGATATAGATATAGATTTTTTATATTATTTTTTTACAGTTGTTTTAAATAAAAGTGATGTAGAGTTTAAATCTTCTAGCTTTAAAAAGATAGTTAAGCTTATTAAATTACATAGTGAATTTAATAATAAAAGAGATGATAAAGATGATAAAGATGAGGATATAGAAAGCTATTCTCTTGTAGGTTTGGGAGATGATGATATTTAATGAGTAAGAAAAATTTACTTGTAGAAATTGGTGTTAAAGATAAAGGGGCAACAGACCAGTTAAAAGCTTTAACTAAGGAATTAAAAGAACTTGACAAAACTTATAGAATTAATGATGAAACTCTTAAAATGCAAGAGAAAAGTTTTGAAAAGGCACAAAATTCACAAAGGTTTTTTGCTGATAGTTTAAATGTTACTAAAGAAAAGTTATCTGTAATTAACAAATGTTTAAAAGAAAATAAAGAAAGTATTAAGGAAGAAACAAGGGCAAGTGAAGAGGCTAAAAGAAAATTAGCTGAATACAATAAAGAAAATTCTAAGCATATAAAGGCTTTAGAAAATGTTAAAAGGGCAAAGGAAAATTATATTGGTCTTGTTAATAAAGACAATGAAGCTATCGATAGAGAAAATAAAAAAATTATTGAAAATAAAGAACAAATAACAAAGTTATCACAGGAAATAAAAAGGCATGTTGCCGTTAAAAAAGCTTTGTCTGAAAATAAGAAAAAAAATATTGAACTTATTGAAAAGGAAAAAAACAAGTTAAAAGATTTAAGACTTGCTAAATCTAAACTTGTTGAAAAAGACGTAGAATATAAAGGCAATTTACGCAAATTAAATGAGGGGTTAAAAACTCATACTCATGCTGTAAATAGTCTTGAAGATAAATTAAAAGAATATTCAAAGACTGAAAAAGATTTAGTTAATTCTGTAAAAAAACATTCTTCAGCTTTGGATAATTTAAGAAAAAAGCAACATACTTATAAAACACAGTTAAATGAAAGTGTTGCTAATTTAAAAAAATTTAATGAAATGCAATCTAATGTAAATAAAAATTTACAAAAAGATGCTTTAGAAAAACAGGTCAAGTATCTAAGGGACTACAATGAAAGGGCAACTATCACAAGTCAAAAACTTCAAGCAGTAAGCGGAGGTTTTAATGCTGTTGGTAATGCTCTTTTTGCTATTTCTACTCCTATACTTGCTGTAGGCAGTTATGGTATAAAAAGTGCTATCGATTTTGAAAGTGCATTTGCAGGGGTTAGAAAAACTGTAGATGCGACTGAACCACAATTTAAAAAGCTTGAAAATGCAGCCATTTCTATGAGTGAAAGACTACCTAAAAGTGCAAGTGAAATTTCTAAGATTATGGAAATTGCAGGACAACTTGGTATTAAGGTTGATGATATAGAAAAGTTTTCTGAAACAATGATAAGGCTTGGAGATAGTACAAATATTGCAAGTGAAGATGCTGCACTTTTACTTGCCCAATTTGTGAATATTACAGGTCTTGACCATTCACAGATTGATAAATTATCATCTGTTATTGTTGACCTTGGTAACCATACGGCGACTACAGAAGATAAGATTGTCAATTTAATGCATAATTTAGCAGGTGGAGGTAAGATTTTCGGTCTTTTAGATTATCAAATAGCGGGACTTTCTGCTACTATGAGTGCGACAGGAATAGAAGCTGAAAAGGGCGGTACTGCTATGACTAAGTTTATGATTTCAGTTTTGGCAAGTACTGGTAAGTCTTCAGAGTCTTTTTATAAAATGGGCGAGCAACTTGGAATGACCACAGAGGAGATGGATAAGCAATGTGCTAAGGCTAAAAAGAGTTTAGGTAGACTTGCGACTGTAAGTGGGGTAACTTCTGATGAGTTTAAAAAGCTTGTTAAGGAAAATCCGTCAGAAGCTCTTATGAAGCTTATAGAGGGTCTTGGTAAACTTCAAGAAAGTGGTGAAGATGTAGCTCCCGTTTTGGAAGCTATAGGAATTAAAGAAACTAGATTAAGAGATACTATTTTAAGACTTGTTACAGGGCATAAGCATTTAAGGGAAAATATGAATATGTCTAAAAAGGCTTGGGAAGAAAATACGGCTTTGGCAAATGAATCGAATAAAAGATATAAAACTGTCGAAAGTCAGTTAAAGATGTTAAAAAATCAATTTCAAAATGTTGCAAGAGAAATAGGAATAAAGCTTTTACCTACTTTAATTAACCTTATGGGAAAAGCTAAAGATTTAATTAATTGGTTTAAGGGTCTTGATGATAGTACAAAAGAATCGATTATTAGTTATGGTAAGCTTATTGTTACTGCTATGCTTGTTTGTAAAGGTCTTGGCAAGGTTACTTCAGCTATTAGTACTTTGATTGAAGCAGGTAAGAGGGTTAGAGAAATAGCTATTGCAACTAAGCTTTTAGAAATTAAAGGGGCGTCCAGTGAGGCTTCTACTGCTGTTTTGTCTACTGGTAAAGCTTTGGCAAGTGCAGGAGGCAGTTGTTCTGTTTTAACAGGTAGTTTTACGGCGTTTTTACCCGTGGCAGCGGGGGTTGCAGCGGTTGGGGCGACTTTGTACGCTGGATATAAATTAGTCGATGCACAAATGAAAAATAATAAAAAAACAGTTGACCAAAGCGTTGAAACTTATACTATTTGGGAAAAGATAATGGCTAAATTAAATGGTACTAATGTTAAAACTAGAAAGGAACTAGAAGATAGTGGCCTAGTTTATCACGATACAAGTAAATTAACTTCTGATTTTGCTGAAAGTGTAAAAGCGTCTAGAAAAAATTTAGCTGATTTAAATCTTGAACTTGAAAGAACAAATTGGGACGGCGTTTTTAATTTAGAACAACATGAAAAGTTAGATGTACAAATTCAAAAAATGATTGATGAAGCTAAAAAGACTTTAGAAAGTGGAAAAGAAGATATTAAGAAAAAATGGCAAGAGCTTTTTTCAACAGATGGGATAGATGAAAATGAAAAAGAAACACTTAACTTTTTAGATAAAAGAAATGAAAATATACTTATAAAAATACGTGCTTTAGAAAAAGAAATAAAGAAAATAAGACAAAAAGCAAAAGATGAAAAAAGGGACAATAGTAAAGAAGAAGTAGCAGAAATAGAAGAAAAATTAAAGAAGATAGAACAGTTAAAACTAGAATCTTTAACAAAGTCAAATGAGGATAGAATATATTTAGAAAAAAAATTTATGCGAGAGATTGGAAATCTTGATTTACAGGGTGCAAGCGACCGTTTAGTTGAGCAAAAAAAGATAATGGATAATGAAACTAAAGAAAAGCTTATTTGGATGGACACTCAAATACAATCGATGCAAGAAAAGGCTGAAAAGTTAAATGGGGTAGAAAAGGAAGAAGCTTTAAAAAGCATTGAAACTATGAAAAGAACAAGACAAAAAATCATAGACGGAAATAATGAAAAGTATGAAGCACTTCTAAATATAATTAAAGAAAAGTATCCAGAAATGCAAGGTCTTATTGATGAATATACTGGAAAAAAATTAACTAATGAAGAAATAGCATTTAAAAAGTCTTATGATAATTGGAAAAATCATTATGCTAGATGTTATCAAAGAACAAAATCAGGTTGGAATAAAGTTATGGATACTACAACGGGTGCAACAAAGATGGTCTATGAACTTGTAGATGAAACAACTGGCAAAGTTATAGCAAGTTATGATAGAGAAAAAGATACAATTTATGCTAATACTGAAGAAAGTAAACAAAATTTAGCAAAATTAATGCAAACAACAAAATTTACTCATGGTAGTATGATTTCAGATTTTTTAAATCTTACAAAAAATCTTACAAGTACTACTAAATTAAATGGAGCACAACTTGCACAATTACAATTCCACTTTGGTTTTACAAAAAATAGTGCTGGAGAACTTGAAGGACAAATTATAGATTTAAATGGTAAGCCCGTTAAAGTTAAAGTTGATAAAGACGGTACTATTCATAATTTGCAAGAAATAAAAGATAAATTAGATGTTATTGAAGATAAAGATGTTTATATCAATACTTATCATAACGATTATTATAATAGCTATGGTGGTGGTGGTACTGGATGGCATCCAAGTCGTGGTGGTTTTGGAAGGTCAGACTGGATGAGTGGGTCTTACTACTTAAATAGCTATGCAAGTGGTGTTAATTCTTTGCCGTCTTTTGCTGGTGCTGGTTATGTTACTTCTAGGGTTAATGAAATGGGTTTTGAACTTTTTGATTTACCAAAGAGGACAAATGCTTATTTTTTAGGAACTCATAGGGGAGATGAGATCATGAATTTACCAGTTGGAACAAAGATTACAAATCATATTGCTAGTACTAATATGATGTTAAATGCCGTTAAAAATGAGGTTAAAAAGCAACTGGGAACGCTTTTAACTGTTAGTGCTTTAAATAATAAGGATAGTAGAAAAGAAAATAGCTTAAAGCAAGATATTACTTTTAAATTTGAAAAAGTTGTTATAAAAGATGAAAGAGATATCAAAGAACTTGTTAAAGCTATTAAGTATGAGATAGAGAAAGGAGTAGTGTTTTAGTTGTCTATAAAATTTAATAATGGCAATTTTAATTTTTATATCGATTATGATGGAACGATACTTCGTAATGTTTCTTTAGTTAGTGATGTTAATTATAAGTCAAGTTATGATTTAATTAGAATGGATAATAGGGACGGTTTTATTTTAGATAATAGAAATTCAATGGAACAGATTAATAGACAATTTACATTTTATACTAAAGGTGAAAAAATAGAACGTATTGGAAAAATTTTAAAGTTTAATAAAATGGCTAAAATTTATTTTAACAATTCTAATTATTTTTGTCGTGGTTTTTGTGAAAATATAAGCTATAAAAAATTTGCAGGTGATTTTTATGAGGTTGTAGTATCTTTAGTTTTACAACCTTATATTATGGGTCCTAAGGTAGTAAAAACTTTTACAAAAAACGGCACTATTGTTAATGAGGGTGATTTTAGAGCGTATCCAGTAGTTAAAATTTTTCCAAAACAAAGTGATTTTTCTTTATCTATAAATTCAAAGACAATGCGTTTTTCTGTTAAGGATAGTTTAAAGGGAAATTATATTGTCGATTTTGATAAGGTTGAAATTAAAGATTGTGATGGGAATTTAAAAAATAGTATTTTCCACAAAGATAGCGACTTTTTACATTTAGAAGCTGGAGAAAATTCTATTGTTTTAAATAATATTGAAAAAATTGTTTTAACTGCTAATTGGAGGTATATGTTTTATGATATATATAAAAGACGATGATATTTTATTAAAATATGCTATAAATGATAAGTTAGTTGAAGAAAAAAATGGTCGTTTTGATTTAGAGTTTGATTATCCTATGGTTGATGAAAATTATAAGAAGTTTAAAAAGTTTATGCTTTTAAGTGTTAAAACTCCTAAACTTGGCTACCAGGATTTTTATATTGTGGATATTCAAAAAACTAATAAGGGCGTTAAGATTTTTGCAAGACACGTCTTTTTTTTAACTAGTAAGATTTTTGTAAAAAAAATTTCTTATACTAAAAAGACTTGTCAAGATGTTTTTAATTCTTTATCTGGGTTTATAACTGATAAGAATGATTTTAGTTTTTATTCGGATATTACAGATATTCATAGTATTAATATGAGCAATCATTCTTTATATGATGTTTTAACTAATAGTGATTTTTCTATTTTAAAACTGTGGAAAGGTACTTATGTAAGGGATAATTATTCTATTAAGCTTTTAAATAGGCGTGGCACGGATACTGAATATATTGTTGCTAAGAGAAAAAATATATCTGATTTACAGATTAAGGAAAGCAGTGATTATGTAGTTACAAGGCTATATCTAAGTGCTAAAAAGAGAGTAAATGATGGTAGTGGAAAGGAAAAGGAAGAAATTTTAGAAACTTGTATTGACAGTCCTTTGATTAATATATATCCTTATATTTTTTCACAGTTTAGAGAGTATACAGATAGTTTTAGAAGTGTTGAGGCTTTAGAGAAGTATGGCAAGGCTTTATTTAGTGATTTTCATATTGATTTACCTAAAGAAACTTTTACTTTAAAATGTACAAATGAGATTAACTCATATAATTTAGATATTAACGATACAGTTTTGATTTATTATGAAGATTATAATATTAATAAGAGAATTGAGGTTACAAGTTATACGTATTCTCCTATGACGGGCAAATATTTGGATATCACTTTCGGTTATAGGAGTAAGTCTTTAGCTGATACTTTAACTATTGATACAAATAAAAAGATTGAAAAGGAAAGAAAGAGAATTGATAATTTAGCTGATGAAACAAGGCTTGGGCTATCTAATGTTACTTTTCAAGTTGAAAAAAAGCTATCGGATAAGGAAAAGGAAATTACAGAAAATTTACAAGCTAAGATTGGTAGTATTATCAATAATTTAAAAAAGTATACTGATGAGGAAATTAAAAAGATTAATCTTAATATTGATGATGAGAAAATAAAGGCTTTATCTAATCTTGAAAGAGAGAAATTTTTACGTTCTAAAGAGGGGCAAAAAGAACTTATAAAGGCGATTTCAGCTGATGTTGCTTGGCTTAAAACTGTTGTTTTAGATACTCAAATGATTAATTCTATTGTTGCTAAGATTGATATTGCAAGTATTAAGAAGTTAATTGTCGATAGTGCTTTTATTAAGGAAATTATTTCTAAAGATGAGTTTAAAGAACAGTTTGAAGATGGCGGCGTAGATGTTAATAATATTTTTAATAAGCTTAAAAATAATATTTCTTTAGCTATTCAAACAAGATTTAAAGACCAAATGGGTCAGATAAAAGAGGAGTTAAATTCTTTATTAGATATTAAGACAAATGAGATTGTTTCAAGTGTTAGTAGTAAGATTGATGACAAGACAGATGGCATAAAATCAGAGCTTTTGTCGGTAATTAATCAAAATAAAAATGAGATTAATTTGTCGGTTGAAAAAATACAAAAAGGTGAAGATGTTGTTACTTGGAGTGATGATTTAGTTGTAGATAGCAATCGACCTATAAAGCTAGAAAAAGATGCACAATTTACTAATTTTGAGTTAAAGTATGGTCTTTTAAATAATGAAACATACAGAGCTGTTTTCGATGTAAACAGTGCTTATGATATTTCAAAAAGTAAGCTTATTTTAGGTTTTAAAAAAAATAATTTTTTTAATGCACCACCAGAAGTTATAAATGAATATTTAAATTTAAAGGATATTTCACTTGGGCATAATGATTTTAATTTTACATTTAATGATGATGCAATTTATAATCACTTTTTTGATGTTTCTAAGGATGATGGTAACAATATAAAATTTACTTTTACAGATGAGTTTTATAGTGGATTTGAAAATCAAGAGGTTACTTTTGCTTTTAAGACTACTAGGGGTGTTAAGTATTACGATTTTGACCATGGTCTTGACCATACTGTGGATAACTCTAATAATGAGATTGTAGTTTTTAAAACTATAGTAAAGGATAAAAATTTTAATCTTTGGATAAAAGATACTGAAAATAACTGGCTTGATACAAAACATACTGCTTTTAAAAATTTTAAAGAAAGTTTTAAAGCTGGAACTAATTCACTTTGGTTTTATGATAGTTTTAAGAAAGAAAAGTATTTTGAAGATGTTGAAAAAACTTTTTATAGGGATAAGGAAATAGAGGTAACTGAAGAAGAAGAAAGACAAGAAGAAGAAACACAAAAACTACCACTTAATAACATAATTGATAGTGTTGATGTTATACATGAAGACCATTTTGAACATTTTGATACGAACTGTATTCAAATTATGAGTACAATAGTTGATGATATTAACAAAATACCTATAATAAGAATTAAACTAGATGAAAGTGTATTAAAAAGCTTAATTTTTAAAAAAGATGATAGAATAACATTTAAGTTTATAGCTGATTTTGATGAAGATGCTAAAAAAGATTTTGAAAATATATATTCATTTTTTAGTGATTTTAACGATTTTAAAGATTTTGGTTCTCAAGATAATTTATTATATAAAAATGTAGATAATTTTAAAAAAATATGTATTTCAGCAACTAAAGAACCGATTGATGGTAGAATACCAATATGTTTTGAAAAAAATGAAATTGAGTTAAGCGATTTAAGATGTGAAACATCAAATGGAAATTTAAAATTTGCAAAATATATTTGTTTTTTACCAGCTTTTAGAGAACAAGAAGGCAGATTTTTTATTAATGATTTTATGATATCAAATTTTCAAGTTGAGTTAGTAAGTAAAGTAACTAGAACTAAAAAAGTACCTGTTAAGAAAAAGAAAATTATTAAAGAGCCGTATACTAAGATGGTTAAGGAAGAAAGAGAGCGTATTGTTCCTTTAAAGCTTGATATTTCTAACTGCCACTTGTATAGGAAAAATATTCAAAAATCAGTTTTTGTAAAAAAAGATGAACATGAAAAGGACGTTAATAGGATTGATAAGGATATTTCAAATATTAAAATTAAGTCAGATGAGATTGTTTCAACTGTTAGTCGTTTGGAAAATGACACAGAGGAAAAACTTACAAAAATAAGTCAAAAAGCTGATAATATTTCTCTTTCTGTTAATTCTGTTTCTACTTCTGTTAATGAGATTAATAAAGAAATTAATTTAATTAAAGAAGAAGATAGAAAGAGAAAGTCGGGTTCAGACCTTTATTTTTATACTACTGAGAAACTATTAGCTGATAAGGAATATAAGCTTATTTTTAACTTAGAAAGTGCTGAAAGTCCTTCTAGTGTTAGAATTTATAATTGTAAAAGTTCGTATGATTATCATATAAAAAAAGGTACTAACAATCTTGTAGTTGCGTTTTCATCAGAGAGAGAAAATATAAATATTGATTCTGGTGGGGACAAGGTTATAACGGATATAAGGCTTTTTAAAAATGACGGGATTGATACTCAAAGGCTTGTAAGTAAAGAGAATGTAATTTCAGCTATTAATCTTGACAAGTCGGGTGTTAAGATTAAGGGTTCTAAGGTAGAAATTTCTGGTAATGTGGATATTTCGGGCGATGTTATTATCCACAAGATTAATAATACAAGTTCTTATACAACTATATCGGGTGATAAAATTGAATCGGGTACTATTAGGGGGGCAACTCTTGATGCAAGGACAAAACTTAAGATTGGTTCTTATGGGTTTATGCAACCTGTTAGTAATGGTCTTCAAATAGATGCTCCAGAAAGTTATGGTGCTAATTATGGCGTTGGTATTCAGCTTTGTGGTAGGTATGAAAGTTTAAATGACGGAAAATATGTACCTAAGGGTCTTTTTATTTATGAAGATAGTGATTTTAATCGTAGCAATACTGCAAGCAGAAGTAATACGACTTTAGTAACTGTAGGTGGACGTGTTCAATGTTTAAGTAATAGAGACGGTAACGGTAAGCAAATAGAGGGCTTTGCTGTTGTTAGTGAAAATTTGTGGAATGATTATGACAATGGTAACTATAATATTTTTAATGTTTGGTATAATAATGATGGTTCTCAGTCTTTTTGTTTTGGTGGTGCTGGTTTTGAAAAGCAAGTAGATGCTAGGGAATATTCTGATATTAAGTTAAAGCATGGCATTAATGACACTAAGATAAAGGCTTTAGATGTTTTAAAAGATTTGTCTTTTAAGGAGTTTTATTGGAATGAAAATAATTCGTTTGAGCCTATTGGGCTTATTGCACAAGATGTTGAAAAGCTTGATAAAAATTTAGTTGGTAGTTTTGAAAATTCAGAAACTAAAGAGGAAAGCAGGTTTATTAAGAATTATGCTTTAAATATTTACACTGCTAAAGCTATTCAAGAGTTAGAAAATGAGGTTAGTAAGCTTAAAGAGGAAGTTAAAAGGTTAAGGGGGTTATATGAAAAACATTAAGATTTTTAGAAAAGAGGGTGGCTTTTATTTTGAGGCTTTAAAGGATAATGGCTTTTATGTTCGTGGAGATTTTAAAAATGATATTGCCGTTTTTTTAGAAAATGTATCTAAGTTTATTGAAAGTGTTGAAAGTAAAGAGGAAGTTAAGAAAAGAATTATCGACAATCATTTTAAAAAGGCTTTAGATGGTGATGTTAGTTTAGATGATTTAAAAGAGGCTGTTTTGTTTGTTTCTAAATGGTCTGTTAATAAGGATTATAAAAGTGGTGATTTAGTTAGTTATGGTGGCAGGATTTATAAGGCTTTAAAGGATAATAAGTCTAGTTATGAGACTTTACCTGCTATTGATGATGGGTCTTTGTGGCAAAAACTTGATGCGGATAATAAAAAATATGAGCTTTATAATCATGAAAAAAGGTACAAAAAGGGTGAGGGCTGTTCTTTTAATGGCAAGAATTATCAGTTAATTGTTGATAGTTTAGAGGGAGAGAGCCCGTTTGCAAGTCCTGCTTCTTGGAAAGAGGTTTAATGTGGGAAGGAAAAAGGAACCTGTTAATGTTCTTATTGAAAAAGGTAAAAAGCATTTAACTAAAGATGAGATTAAGAAGAGAAAAGATGAGGAGTTAGTCAATTTTAGTGATAATATTGCTATTCCTAAGTCTTTAGATAAAAAATTTCATAAGGAGTTTTTGTATTATGTTGAAGAGCTTAAAAGGCTTGATATCATCAGTAATTTAGATGTTGAGATTTTAGAGAAGTATTTGATTATTAAAGATTTGCATAACAAGTGTATTAAGGCTTTAAGCACTGGGGATAATTTTATGGATAAAGATTTAGTACTTATTCAAGATAAGTATTTTAAACAACTTATTACGTTAAGTCGTGAGCTTGGTTTAACTATTACGAGTAGGTGTAAGCTTGTTGTTCCTAAGAAAGATGAGGAGAATAAAAAGGATAGTGCTTTGAGTATTCTTTTTGGAGGTACGGTTTAATGATTGATTTCAAAAGGCTTGAAGATGAGCTTTACGAACGCGTTTTAAATTATGCTAAAAGTGGTGCTAGTAGAAAAAGACTTTGTTGTGAAAAGCATTCTTTTGCTTGTTTAAGGTTTTTAGATGATTTAAAGAGTGATAAGTATTATTTTGATAAAAATGAGCTTATGAGGTTTTATTTGTGGAGTAAACAGTTTAAGCATCGTGCTGGTGTTCTTGCTGGTCGTTCTTTTGAACTTAATGATTTTTTACTTTGGATTGCTGGTAATATTTTATGTATTAAAAATAGAATTAATGATTTAAGAAAGTATAAGACGGTTTATGTGCAAGTTGGCAGAAAGAATGGTAAATCACAATTTATGGCTTGTTTGGTTACTTATTTTGCTTTTGTTAAGGGTAACCAGGAGATTTATTTGTCTGGTTGGAATAAAGATGGTTCTGATATTGTCTATAAGGAAATTAAGTTTTTACTTAAGTCAAGTGATTTTTTAGTTGATAAGTATAAGACAAGTTACGGACAAATAACAGTTTTAAAGAATGATAGCTTTATTAAGCCGTTAAGTAAAGAAGCTAAGAATAATGATAATGCTAATAATCCGAGTTTAGCTATTGTTGATGAGTATAAAGACCATTTAACTGATGAAATATGGCAAAATTTGAAAACTGGTATGGTTGCACGTCCTGATGGGTTACTTGTTACTATAACTACTGCGGGTTATAATGTTAATTGTCCGTGTAAGGAGCTTTATGACCACGTAAGCAAGATTTTAAATCCTGAAATTGATGTTAAAAATGATAGTTTTTTTGCTGATATCCACGAGCTTGAGGTGGGAGATGATTTTTGTAATAGTGATTGCTGGATAAAGGCTAATCCTACTGTTATGACGTATGATGAGGGTAAAGCGTCGTTAAAGGAAATGTATGAGATAGCTTTGGCAAGTGATGGGGCTATGCGTAAGTTTTTAACTAAGAATATGAATATGTGGGTCGATATGGCTGATGACGGCTATATGGATATGAAGTTTTGGAATGAGTGTGCGTTTGATTTTGATGTTAAGAGGGTTTTTTCGTATGGTGATGTGTTTTGTGGTGTCGATTTGTCTATGAAATGGGACTTATCAAGTGTTGTTTTTGGGACTAAGTTTGAGGATAAGTATTATTTTATTCAGCAATCTTTTATGCCAGAATACAGATTTAACCAACTTTTGGCAAAGGGTGAGGATAATTGGTTCAATTGGAAATCTAAGGGGTTTTTAACGGTTACTAGTGGTAATACTATCAATATTGATGATATTATTTCTTATATTGAGAATTTTAAAAAGTCTATTGGTTGTAATATTGTTGAGATAGATTATGATAGTTGGAATGCTAATCAATTTGCTATTGAGATGGAAAAGAGGGGTTTTTTAACTGTTGAGATTAGACAAGGTTTTAGGACTTTGAGTGAGGGGACTTCAAGATTTAGAGAGGAAGTTTATAATGGCAATGTGGTTCATTTAAATGACGGGTTGTATGGTTTTTGTATGAGTAATGCTATCGTTCGTTCTGATTTAAACAGAAATATTGTTATTGATAAGAAAAAATCTAAAAATAAGATTGACCCTGTTGATGCGACTATAAATGTTTGTAGTCGTATTTTTTCTGTAGAGCCCAGTGTTGATTATAGTAAGGTTATGGATACTTTTTTCGATTTGTTTGGTGATAGTTAATGAAAAAGTTATGTGGTTGTAAGAAAAATTTAATTGATATTACAGAGGAACGCTGTTCTGAATGTGAAAAAATTTTTAAGGAAAATGAAAGTAAAAGAAAATGGGGTAAGGGTTGCAAGAATGAAAGTTTTTATCATTCAAAGGCTTGGAGTAATCTTTCTAAATTGGTACGTGATAGGTTTAACGGGTTAGATTTGTATCAATTGAAAGTTAATGGGGTTATGGTTGAAAGTAAGCAAGTACACCATATTATTCCTATTAATGAAAATCCTGATTTGAAGTTTAGTTTGGAGAATTTAATTCCGTTGTCGATTGAAACACATATGTATATAGAAAAGTTATATAAAACGTCTAAGCGTAAAAAAATTCAAAAGCTTTTGCTTGAGTTAGTTAAGAAAGGCATATAATTATATCAAAAAGAAAAAATAATTGAAATTTGGGGCGTTTTTAGGCTAAATGTTGAAATTTCAATATATAAGGGAGGTGGTATATATTGTGGAGGCAGTTTCTATTGTTTTATCGATAATTTTATCCGCGATTGCTGTCTGCAGGGCAGTTAGTTTACCAGTGCATAGGCTTATTAAATTGCAGGAGAAGCAAACTAATGGCATTAGGTGTATTCTTCGTAAAGAGATTATGGAGATTATAAATGATGTTGATTGTCGTGGTTTTATCTATTCTGATGAAATGGAAGTTTTAAGGAAGTTGTATATCAACTATCATGAATTACATGGTAATGGTGTAGTTGATAAGTGTATTGATTATGTGTTTAGTTTACCAGTAAAAACGCGTAAAATGTGAGGAGGTTTTTAATGAAAAATTTAAATTTAAAGGTAAGATTAAGAAATAAGACTTTTGTTATTTCTATGTTGTCAGTTATTGTGGCTTTTGTTTATCAAGTTTTGGGACTTTTAGGTATTGTCGCTAGTATTAGTCAAGACAAGGTTATTAATATTTTGATGTTTATTATCAATATTTTGGCTGGGTTTGGTGTTTTGGTCGACCCAACTACTGATGGTTTTAAGGATAGCGACAGGGTTTTAAACAAGAAATAGAGTGGTTATTTTTAATCACTCTAAAACTTTTTAAGTTACTTATAAGAAATTTTAATAAAAAAAGTGTTACAAAACTATTGAAAAACATTATAATAAATTATATAATAAATGTAATATTTATTGGAGCGGATTATGGATATAGATTTAAGATGTGATTTAGATATAATAAATTTAATTAAAAATATAACTTTTATAGAAAGTAAACTAAATATCGATGATACCAACAGTTTAAATATTAATTTATGTTCGGGTAATTTTATTAATGTTAGTGTTGTAGCTATATTAGCAAATTGGATAAATTATATTAAACAAAAAGGGTATAATTTAAATATAGATATAAATATAGAAGATGATTGTAAATATACAGATTATATTTCAAGAATGGACTTTTTTAAAATAATAGATTTTCAATATAATGAGGAATTTTGCAGACAAAACGAAGAAGGAAAATTTTTGCCGATAAAAATGTTAGAAGGATATGATTCTGGATTGATTAATAATTTAACATTAATATTTAAAAAGGTATTGAAACTTGAAAGAGATAATGATACTTTGTTTATGCTTGACTATTCATTAAATGAAATTATTGAAAACATTGATAGACATTCTTTCACTTCTACAGACAGTACTGTTGTATCACAAAATTATAGAAGAAAAAATAAGTTAGAAGTAACTATAATAGATAATGGAATAGGGATACCAAAAGCTCTTAGAAAAACGTTAGAATATTCAGCTTGGTCTGATGAAGAATGTTTGTTAAAAAGTACAAAAAAAGAAATTAAAACTAAAGGTATAGAAAATGAAGGTCAAGGAAATGGACTATATATTTTAAAAAAATTTATTAATTCTGTTGATGGAGAATTAAATATATATAGTGGCAATAGTGTTTACGAATATGATGGAAATAAAAATAAAGAGAAAACTTATAAAATTAATGGTTTTTGGGAAGGTACAATTATAAATTTTATAATTAATACTAACAAAATAATTAGTGTTAAAAATATTATGGAAGATGATAATTATGTTCCTTTTTCGCCGGTGTTAGATGAACTTTTTGACTAATTATTATAAAGAAGGAGGGAATTAGTATGAATAGAATAATATTAAGTGAATTTGGAAATACTTTAGGAACTAGAGTTTTAGGAATAGAAGTTAGAAGTGTATTCAATGAATTATTTAATCAAAATGATACAATATTTTTAGATTTTAACAATATTAGAGTTGTTACTAATTCATTCGCTGATGAATTAATTGGTAAAAAAGTAAAAGAAATAGGTTTAGATACTTTTAAAAACAGTGTAAAAATAATAAATGCTAATGAAAATGTAAAATCTGTTATTAAAAAAAGTATAAAAGATAGGATTGTATCATAATGAATTTAATAAAAAAGCCTTATTAGTTAAGGATAATAACACAAAAAGCAATTATCAAAAATGATAGTTGCTTTTTTAATGCAAGAAAGGAGAAAAAAAGAATAAACTATACAAAACAAAAATATAGTAATCTTTAAAGGAGAGTGATTTTATGAATAGAGAAGAAATTATTGATAAGATGATTGAATGGTTTGA